CAGCTCGGTGGTGTACGTTGTATCTGGGGTAGGCACTAGCCTAATCTGGCCACCGACAATGCCAAAGTATTTAGGACGCGACGGGTAAGAAAACGTCCTAGACAGATCGTCCAAAGCATCAATAGTCTGGAATACCAATGGCGTGACGGGGTTTGTGCTTGTCAGCTTGAGTGACTTTGTCTCCAGGAAATCACTAGGAACGGCGCCATACTCAGTAGAGAAATTAGCGTTAGACCTGGTAATCATCTGCCTAGTGCGTAGCTGGCGCTCAATCTGCGCCTCTGCCAAGGATATGAAGTCGGCAATGGCAGACGTTAAATCGGTGCGGTTAAGCCAATCACCGATTGATGTCTTCAACTCCGTGTACGTTGTCAGAGCCATTACGTTGCCTTTTCCTTTTCTTCAAGCTCTCGCATCACCCATGTATGGTCGTGCTTGAATTCAAACGTGCCAATGTGACCAATCTCTTTGCTCACGTCATGGTCAATGTGGATTTTAAACCCTGCCTCCTGCGCTTTGCGGCAGAAGAAAATATCTTCACCAATGTACCCGCGCTCTTTGGGGCGCCAGGGAGTTTCGAACCAAGGCTCTGACAGCTTCTCAAAGACATTGCGCTTAATCAGCATCACGCCCATACCAATTGAGCCAACCTCCTCGATGCCGGTGCTCTCTGGCATTGTGTACACCAGCTCCCTAGTCCCATCAGGCTTGTAGTTCTGAGCTGTGGGTCCGGTAGGCATCCTGCGCCTAGCGCAGTTGGTGGCCACAATGTCTAGGTCATGCTTGAGCAACCGGCCAACCATGTCCTGCGGGAAAGTCATATCGGAGTCAATAAACAGGATATGCGTGCATCCCTCGGCCATCGCGTCCAGCGCCAAGTCAGCGCGCTGGTTCTGTATCAGCGTACCCTGCATGATCTTGAGAGATACGGCATCGGTAGTGCTGATAGTGTGATATGCCACCATGTTTACCAAGCAGTAGGTGAAATTTGTGTGGACCATATCACGCGCTGGCGTGCAGACTGCTACATAGTTCATACTTGTCCTGGTCGAGTTCTAAAGTATTGGTTTTCGGGATCGTTTAGCCAGCGTTTCATGTACGCCTGGTCATCGAGTTTTCCCTCTGCCTTGAGCTGAAAATACACGCTTAATGGTATGGACGCCACACGGCTCCACTCTCCATACTTGTCGTGCTTCTCACTCTGGTTATAAATGTCGCGGTTTTCTTCAATGATTGCCGTTACATCTTGACTTGTCTGTATGGTCGCCTTGTCGGTGTCCTCGTCGTAGTGCCACGTCCGAGTGATTCCAAGGTCTGAATTTGTGTCAAATATTTTTGATTCGCTCATTTAAAAAAGGGACCAGGTTACCCTGATCCCTTCCATGCTTGATTACGAAGTAATCAGGTCAGCAGCCAGGCCGTGGGCATTCTCAGCCAGGACCTTGTGGCCCCACTCTACGATAAGCATACGCTTCTCAGCGTCGCCCGTCTTAGCCAGCTCAATCTGCTGGTAAGGACGCAGGGTTACCATCTTTGCGTACTCAGGATCGAGCACCCAAGCATCACGCTCACGCTGGAAGCGGTTAGGAACCACTTGCACATTCCCGAAGTCGCTGACGTAAACATCTGCGGCGCCAACGATAGTAGCAGGACGTGCGCCGCCGTCAATGTTGAAACGCGAAGATGCGATACCAGCAAAGCCAGAGACGCGCTGCTTATTTACAGGACCCGTCATCAAGATTTTTGGAGTACCGCCAGCGGCCCAGACTTGCTGGATGACGTTCTTCAAAATTGTCTCGGTGAAGGTACGCACGTTACCGTCAGTACGGGCGCTGTTTGGCAGCGTCGTGTACGAAGGGTTAGCACCATTGGTCTGCATATCGACGTTGGTCTTGATAAACGCACCAAGAGAAGCAGTACCGCGCGCGACGCTAGTGCTACCAGCGGCAGCAACTGCACCATTGAGCATGGAAAACTCTTGGTCACGCTTCAATTCAGAACCGCGCTTGGCGATCTGATAAGCCAACTCAGAACGGCGACCTGCCTTGTTAACCACTTCCTCAGTTGCGGACAGGACGATAGTCTTGCGCGAAATCTGAGCGTAGTTTTGCAGACGCACGGTAGCTGTTACAGCGTCATATGACGACACGTCGTCACCCTCTAACTGCTTGTTGGCGGCTGCTGCTGCCAGGGTATCGGTTTGCCACTCAAACAGAGAATTGCTGACCGACTCGCGGCCAATGTTGCTCATGTATGGAGTTTCTTCCGGTGCAATATTGGTAATAATATTGCTCAAATCTTCACGGATACCTTTGGCATCAAAGGTGGTGAATGTGTTAGTTACGATTGCCATGATTTACTCACTTTAATAAAAGTTCAATTGCGGAGGCCGCGTCGTTGACGCGACCGCTTTTTGCAAGACGCTGTTTTGCGCGAGTAGCTTCATTTGTCGTGGAGACACGGCCTGCTGCACCTGGCTTGGCAGGACGTGGACCATTGTTCGTCACCGGCTTGATGTTCTGTCTCTTGGACATCATCTGCTCGTATAGCGCTGCTTTACGCAGCACGTTAACGACGCGGTGGTCGAATATGTTCTTCAGTTCATCGGCGCTAAACCCAGCCTTTTGGCCGAAGTCAATGAGCAATTCTTTCTCTTTTTTCGCCTTGTTTGGGTCCTTCCAATCAGGCAAAACCTTCAGCAATTCATCCCGCTGCTGCGCCAAAAATGATTGCATCTGTTGAGCTTGCTCCTGCTGTGAAATCTGCATAAGACGCTGCTGCTCAAATTGAATAGCCTGCGACTTTGCTTGGTTTTCACGCGCCGTTTCTTTCTGCCGCACCCACTCGATGGGGTCCTCTTGGTAGAGGCGATCCCAATCGATATTAGGCTGCGCGGCTTGCTGAACCTGAGACTCCAATGCTCCTAACAACTGAGCGTACTGACTGCGCTCGGCGCGAATGGCCTCTGCTTCCGACTCGACTTGTCGTCGAATTTCGGCAATTTGCTGAGTCTTTCGCGTGTAGTCCTGAGTCCGCGAATATCCCTTCTGAAGTTCGTCCAGGGTTACAGTAACCTCTGTCCCGTCAACTCGGACGGTAAAGGTCTGATCCGGCTTTTCTTCCTCGGAATCTTCACTTTCCTCTAACTGTTCGCCGTCCGTTACTTCACTGTCTGCGTCTGCATCTTCCAGTGATGTATCGGCTGGCGCCGCCGACTCGCCTTCCAGCGAATCGTCCAACGTCTCATCAATTGACTGTTCTCCCTCATCGGGCAGCATTGCTGAGAGTGCCTGGGCCGCTTGGTCCAGATTCATGGGTCCCGCAGAACCCGCTTGTGCTTGTTGCATAAATGTCCTCTACTTATTCGCTCGCTCGATGGCGCGTTGCGCCACCTTTGCGTTGTCAACAATCTTCTGCAGTTCGATCTTTAGGTTATCGATTGCCTTTAGCATGGACCAGGCGATCTCTCGCTTGGCTGACTCCTCTGGTTTCGTTGACCGAAAGTTCCAGAGTTGGTCGTTTTCCATTTTGTTGATTGCCATGTTGAAGGTTTCATCCTCCAGCAACTGGCCAGCCTTTCGGCCCTTGCGTACAAGTTCTTCGTTCTCCATTTATGCCATTCCAAATTGGTTGATGGGCGCAGCCGCTGACATCTGGGCTTGTGCCAGGGTAGTCTGCTGCTGCATTGCTTCTCGGTTAAGACTTTGCTGTGCTTCAATCTCAGCCGTAGAAATCTGTGCGTTGTACTTTAACTCAAGTTCGTATTTTTTTAAGTACAAGTCTTGCGCCAAGGCATCGCGCCGGTAGTCGTCGTCGCGCATCATCTGCTGGCGCTTTAGCTCCAGCTCGGCAGCTTTCTTCTGAATATCTGCTTCAATAGACTTGGCCTGCACCTGCGCCAACACCTCCTCGGGCGTAGGCTTGGGAGCTGGTGGGGCTGGCGGTTGGTAGTCAGCAGGCACGTCATTGAAATACTGAGACGTATCCTTAAACCCAGACAGTGCCACGATCTGGCGCAAAGTATGGGAATACTGAGACGGGGTCACCAGCGGATTTTGTGGTCCTAGCTGGGTCAAAGCCTCCTGCTGCTTGGCTAGGATCATCATCAGCGCCTGGATTCGCTCGTTGGTATCTCCGTTACCTAGACCGATATTGATGTGTACGTCCATCGCTGAATTCCACGCGCGCGGGTCCATCTGCACAAATTGGTTGCTCAGACGAATCATCCGAGGCTTGTCCTGGTGCGTCACCAGCAAGAACAAGATGCCCTTAAAGAGTTTTTTCATGCCCTCGGCCATCAGGCGCGCCGTCAGCTCAATCCTGCCCTGGCTTGCGCTGATGGTGGCTGCTACCGCGGCCTTGGTGCTCGACTGCAAGGCATCTGCATCCAATCCCATCGCAGCCTTGCTCATGCCGGTGCGGTTTTCACGCATCTGATCCATGTAGTCGATCATCGGGAATGCTGCCTGGCCAACAAATGGATTGCTAAATGGCTGCACCATGCCAGGTTGACGCATACGAATAACTGCGCCCGTCTCGTTATTGAGCACGTCGTCCATGTTGACCATGCCCTCAACAACCGCAGTGCGCGGATGGATGGATTGCGCTAGGGAATCGAGCGTATTGCGCAGAATCTCTGACTTGATCTCCTGGATATCGTGCGTGATGTCGAATATTGACATCGCCTCCAATGGGCTAGTGTGCGGCTCGGGGTCGCATGGAAAGTCAACAAACGGGATATAGGACGCTGGCAGGTTGCGTACTACCTTGTAGCCAGAGCCAATACAGCAAATCTTGCGCAGCTCTGCAATGCCGTCTCCGTCGTAGTCGATGCGCGAGTACGCCTCAATGTACAAGACGCGCATTTGCATCGGGTTTGCGCTGTCGTTCATGCCAAATGTACTAGACAGCGGCTGGCGCGCCAGGTACTCCTGGTTGCTCTCTAAATCAGTGGACGTGATGTTGTCGCGCACCTCGTCCTCGTCATATCCCATCGCTACCAACTGCTCTACTGTGGCCATCATGCGGTGGGCAATAATCCCAGCATCATCAAACGACCTAGCGCGCCGGTCAAGTAGCAGCTCCTCCGGTGGCACTGCCATAACCTTGATGCGGCCATCTTTTATCACGCGCTTGATCTGCACGTCGTGCAGCATCGGTGGTGGCGGCATAGGCATCGGCTGTCCGGTAGCTGGGTCAATCTGTGGCGCCATCCCCTGCATCGCCTGCATAGCCTCGGGGTCTGGGTAGCTAACGACAATCTTGACCTCGGCATCTTCTTGCGCAAGTATCTGCAATGTCTGGTCATCTAAGCCAGAATATTCCTCAATGCGGACAGTTTCTGTCTCCTCCCACCAATACTTAGCAATCCCGCACTTACGCACCAGGCTATCTTTGAAGATGGCGTAGGTGGTCATAAACCCGTTGTTGTCAGAGTTAAAGACAAAGTTCGCGTAGTCGGTTGCCTGCTTGGCAAATGCCACATCCTCGGGACCCTCTGGCACAAACTCAACCACGTTCTCGCTGGAGAAGAACACCCGCATCAGGCTGGGCATCATGGCCGAGACAGTGTCCCTAACCTCCATCGCCACCACCTGGGACCGGCCATCTTCCTCGTTCCCAAACTTATCGCCCCGGACATA